GGATGAAAATATTCTTCTTCTGTTATTCCAAGGACATTACAGAGATCTGCTTCCGTTGGAAGTAGCACCCTACGAGCGAAAGGGCTTCTAGCGGTGACCATCTCACCACCGACTTTCCTAATGTTTTCTGGTAACTCAGCCATCCTTCCTCGTAATAAGCAGCCATGCCATAACCATCATCTGATTTGCATAAACCAATTGTTCCTAGTTTAGGGGGTGATTCAACTCCCCACCGATTTAATTCTTCAAAAAAGATACTATAGTCTCTTCTTTTTAATCTTCGATACCAATCACGCTCTCCTTTAGGAACGGTGAAACCATAGTGACCCAATACTGTACGAACCAAAGATAAGCAATCTCCAGTGCCATGTTTTATAGGATCAGACCCTAAACGATACTCAAAACCTATTAACTCGTAAGGTTTCAAAGATTCTGCAATTGACCTGTTAAAGGAAGATGAGAACACCTTGCTTTTGTCAGAGTTTGCTGCGGAGCGTTTGCACCAACAGCGTCTATGGCACTAGATAAAATTAACTCTATTGATTGAGAGTCGTAACGCATACCAGCAGCTAACCACAATTCACCGCTTATCTTTCCTCCATTAGCAGCAACCGTATCTTTATTAAAATCTGTTGTCATTAAAAATGTTTCTACTTCTATTGAATATTTATTATCTACAAATTCTTTTACATGATTCATACTTAATAAGTTATTAGCAAGAACAAGAGAAGCTTCTAAGTTATCCCCTGACCTATTCATTGCTGCTCCTTGATAAATGAAAGACAAATAGTTATGACCAGCTACAGCCGTATGTTTTCCATTTTGGAATTTAAGTTCTGAACCGTCTGTTTTATAAACAGTAAGGAAAGCAGTTAAAGCAACAACTGACATTACATTCCTATCCTTGCTCTAGCTGATCTGCTGTTTCGCAGAGTAGACATTGTTCTAGATTCTCCTGCTGCTGCACCCTTAGATGCTGCTGAATTGATGATCTGACCTACAGCAGATTTAGGAACAAATTCTTCAGAGTTAAAGTTCAATATTGGTCCAGAGTAGTTGACTGTTGTTGACGAACCAGATGCTCCTCCTGATGAGGATGCACCTGTGCCAGGAATTACTGATTGGCCCCTAGCTCCTGCTGAATACCGTTGCATTGACTGAGCCATCTTAGAGGCTGGTATGACGTACTCATCTTCTCCTGCTTCTCCTACGAGTCCCATTGTGGGTCGTGTCACCATTCCACCAGAAGCAAACGGCCTAATACCATTCGCTAAATAATTACCTTCCGCACTTCCTATACCTTTTCCAAAGAAACTTCCAAAGCCAGGCATCATATTTTGTAATCCTGTTCTCAGCAAGATACTTCCAAAGTCTCTCAAAATACCTGCAAGAGATTCTTTCAATGTCTTAGTTCCTGTAATTAGTCCCTCTATTCCACTAGCCAATCCTTCTACAAAAGTATCCCGTAACTGCTGTGATAATTCTGCTGTACGTTTCAGTTGGTCATTTAGTTCTACAGCCGACTTCACTCTGTCCGCTTCCTCCGAACTTATCTTTTCAATTGTTGGATCGACCTTTTGCAATATCTTTAAGTACTCGTCCTGTGCCTTTCTAATTCTTTCATTTAGTTCTGCTCTAGCTGCCCCTACTTGCACAGTATCTTTAGCAACTTCATTCTCTTTTTCCATAGCTCCGAAAGCTGCTTCATTTATTATCTTTTGCGTTTCTAAGGCATTGTGTTCTATCTGCTCGATATTTGCCTTTTCAGCAATAATTTCTTCCAATACCCTTTTTTGTTGAACAAGAGCATCTAACTTTTTAAGTTCTGTGTTGTATTCTTTTTCACCTAACCTGGCTATTGCAGCCTTTCTTTCGTCTCCAGCTTTAATACCTCCCCCTGCACCCAAGTTGGATTGCATACCTGCTATTTGAGTATTTAGACTATTTAATTGCCCTGCTCTACCTTGCAAAGCTGCACTAGCATTACTTGATCCCGCAAAAGCTAAACCACTGTTTGCCCCACTTAAGTTGTTTAGTAAGTTAGTTAATTTATCTGTTAAACCTGACTTGTTTAATGCTTCAGCAATAGAAGCAAAAACACTTGTCATAAATTTGCTCCAAGCATTTGTTAATGCTGTTGTCTGTTCACCAAACTTTTGTAGTGCTTGAACTCCTTTTTCACCTATTACACTCGTCATCTCTCTAAGTGCTGCGTTTAAAGCAGCTTGTTTACCCTGAACTTCTTGTATTAAAGCCAACCTATTTGCATCTACAGTTCCCATTAATCCAGCAGCTTTAGTTAAAGCAGACATATCTGCTGTTAAAGGATTAAGTGCTTGACCTAACTGCGATACTGCCCCAATAGTTTGTTGAATAGATTGAAGAGCAGCAGTAGCAACAAGACCTCCTGCAAATCCCCCCATTTGACCACCCATTTTGGTTCCCAGAAAGCCACCAGCAAAACCAGCAGCACCACCTAACGGCCCTTGTCCGAATAACAAAGGAAACGCACCACTGATCAATGCACTTTGTAAAGCACCACTTCCTCTTCCTTTTGCTGTAGGAGCTTGTCTGGTTCCTCTAAAACCAGGAGCATTTTGAAAAGCACCTGGAGCACCTGCCCTCATTTCTGCACTGGGCAGAGCAAGCATCCTTCCTCCTGGTCCTCTCGTATTGAGTTCAGCAGGTGCATCTAAAGCTCCTAACCTTCCCCCTATACGACCAGCTCTATCAGCAAGTGTTCTTAAGTTTATTATTTGCTGTAAGGTTCTAATCTCTTCTCTATGAGCAGCAGCTTTAGCTGCACGAATATTTTTTCCTACTCTTGCGGATACTCTATTGTGATTAGCTAAATCCCTATTCAGCTTAACTCTTCTTTTTTCTACGTTTAAAGTTGCTTCTTGAACTTTATTTACATGTCTTGCATGTGTTTGCTGATCACTGTAATACCTCTTTATACCTCTAGCAGAAGCATTTAAAGCCTTGGAGTCAGGAAGAAGAAAGCCCCCTCCTTTTCCTCCCCTCTTGTGCATTTTTTCAATTAATGTGTTCTGACTCTTAGCTAAACCTCTTAAACGCAAACCCTGAGTCATTAGGGCCCTATTTGAGTCTTTAACAGCTTTTGTTGTGTCTTTAGCTCCCCTTGTTATTCCATTAACCGCACTATCAATCTTATTTAAGTCATTTAATCCTTTTACCCTTAAATTTATTAGAGCATCATACGAAGCCACTGTTATTCCACCTAATGATGCCTTAGTTTAATCCTAAACGCCTCGTTTAGCTTTTTTGAACTCCTTTTCTTGGTCTTCGTTCAAAATTTGGAAGTACGCACTCCACGCAATAATTTCCTCTACTGTCATACTTCTAATTTCTGTTAAGGATTTTCCTAACTCTTTAGCGATGCCAAATTGAAGCATCATTAAATTATCTCTTCGCAACTCTTCACTTAGTCTTTTGGGTCAATTGGCTCTTCCTCCTCAGAAACAATTGCAAGCATTAGAGCCTGTAGATCTGAGTCTCTGACTTCATTTTTTAGTACATCTATTTCACCCATTGTAAAAAGTCTTTGACCATGCTCATCTTGAGCCTTAGTCATTAGTAAACGGAGAGCAAATTCGTTTGCATCATCAGATTTGGCTCCTTTTTGTGCTCTTTCTCTTTCTGCCATTGTTAGCGGAGTTATCCACATTTCAAAGACCGTTCCATCAGATAGTTCTACTTCTTTCTTTGTTGGTTCTAAATTTGCAGCCTTTTTTAGACGGTCTATAGCCCGTAGCGATCTGGAACTCGTTGCCATAATAAAAATTTATGTGCTATTACTATAGCTCAATAGTCAATAAAAAACCCTGCAATAAGCAGGGTTAGTGGAACATTCCGATTCCGTTACTATTATGTAGAACTTAAGTCGAATGTGGGGACTCCTGCTGGACGGAAGTTAACTGATACTTCTTGAGCATCGTCAGGGTTAACGCTGAAACTTGCAGAAGTTAGTGTTGCATCAAAGCTAATTGAACGACTAAGAGTGTCACTAACAGATCCACCACTAAATACACGGTCTGTATAAAGCTTGAACGCTGCACCAATTTGCTGACGTTGAAGAACGTCTTCTACCAATCTGTTTGATAGAGCTGAATCTTCGTTTGTCATATATGTAGAAGCAGTACCAGAACCATCACCAAATCCAGCAATGTAAGTTCTAAATGGAACGTATTGACCAGGAGCTTGACCAATTGTTGTTACATCAATTTCAGCTCTTTCAATTTCAAAAGTCCACTCTCTGACTTGTCCAATAGAAGCAAAATCGTTGTAGTAAACTTGAAATTCGTTAGGAGCTGCTGCTGTTCCAGCATCAGTTAGGTTTACGTCAGAACCACCATTAGTAGCAGAAACCTTTAAAGCTCCTGTTGCTGCTGTATAAGCACTAACGTAATAAGTTGTTCCAGCAGTTAAACCAGCAGGTAAAGTTCCTGTTCCTGAACCACCAGAAGAGCTATCTACTACTTGGAACTTGACTGGATCTCCTACTTTTAGGTTTAAGTAAGTTTGAACTACCATTGTCTCTGTTCCAATGGTGACATCAGCAGGGCTAAATGTACCTGTCGTACCAGCAGGTTTATAGTAGAGAGCACCTGATGTGCCCGATAGAACAGTAACGGCCATGAGGCTGCTTAGAAAATTTACTTATAGATTAGCGTTTAATCTCTTAACTTAAAACTGTTGCGACATAAGAAGTGTCGATTGTACCCACAAAAAGCGGTGAATTATCTATAGATGAAAAACTTGGTCCTTCAATTTGGCCTACTCTAAAAAATACTCCTGAATTTGTCTTTGCTGTGTCATTTAGTGTCTCTAAAACACCTACAGCAGTAGTAAGTAACGTCTGATTTCTTGCTGGTCCTTGCCCTTTTTCTGTAAATGCACGAACCACGACTGCTCCTCTAGCGTTATCAACACTGGAGTCAAGCGTTGGTTCGTTCGTTACACCAAAAGTAATGTTAACGATGACATGTTCTGATGTTGCGTTAT